AATTTGATAAATTATTAACTAAGGAACAAGTAACTGATTGGTGCCGATTTGTTGAATCCAAAAACATAACACGTTCAAAGCACTTCTCATTAGTATCTACATTGGGTGATCCAGTCACACCAGCGCAATTAACTACCCAATCAGTTACGGGAAATATTGCACTCGGATTTAAAATTGAATTAATTGCTTCATGATGAGAAATGAAATGAACTTCATGACCTCTTTTGAGAAGAGAATCATACATCTTCCGACCAGTCCAACCTCTACCAACTAATAATATTTTCATGATTATTCCTCTATAATCTCTAGGAGATTCTCTCCGTAATAGTTTTTACATCTAGAAGCGAAAGAAGACAATTCTATTCCACTCGCCCAACCATTTCTCCACGCAACTTCATGTGGTGACCCAATTAAAATGTCTTGTTGCTTTTGGAGAGTTTGCACAAAATGTGCAGCTTCCATCATTGAATCAAAAGTTCCAGTATCAAACCAAGTCATACCTCTTTTAAGGGGAATGACCCTTAATTCTTGTGTTATGTGGTATATAGCGTTTAGATCTGTAATTTCTAGCTCGCCACGTTTTGATGGTTTTAGTTCTTCAACATAATGATAAACATCATTTGGGTAGAAGTAAAGACCTGTCACCGCAAGATTGCTCTTTGGCTTTTTAGGTTTCTCTTCAATACTAACAGTTGATTTGAAATCATTATCAAAATCTTTAACTTCAACGACACCAAAACGTTCTGGGTCTTTAACCTTAACCGCAAATACTACAGGTAAGCGTTGTTTGTTTGCCTTCTTTAATAAGCCAGTAAGACCAGCACCATAGAACAAATTGTCACCAAGGATTAAACAAGTTCTGTTGAACTTCTTTTCTATATCTCCGTAGTAGTGTGCGGCGATTTTAAATGCCTCAGCAATACCTTTCGGTTCTTTTTGTGTTGAAAAACTTAAATTAATCCCAAGTTTGTGGTCATGGAATAATCTTTGGAAGATATCCAGTTCACTTGGAGAAGTTATAATAAGAATATCTTTGATACCAGCAAGCATCAAAGTAGAAAGAGGATAGTAGACTAAAGGTTTATCGTATATAGGAAGAAGCTGTTTTGTAACTCCTAGAGTTGTAGGATACAGTCTTGACGATTTACCTGCCGCTAGTATAATTCCAAGAGTTGCCATTATTCACCTTATTCAATTGTTGAGTATACCATTCTATTGTCCATTTCAAACCATAATCAATACTGACTGTTGGCTTCCAATGAAGTTCGTTATATATCTTATTATTATCTATAGCGTATCTAAAGTCATGTCCTTTGCGATCTTCTACAAATTCTATAAGATCTTCTGCCCCACCCATCATGTTCAAAATCTTCTTAACAAGATCAATATTTGACATTTCACAATTACCACCAATATTATATTTTTCTCCAGGGACTCCTTCTTGCATTACTTTGATAAGAGCATCACAATGATCTCGAACGTATAACCAATCTCTTATATTAGTTCCTTCTCCGTAGACAGGAATCTTTTTGTTTGCTAGAATATTATTGATAATAGTTGGAATAAACTTTTCTTTATGCTGGTACTGTCCATAGTTATTAGAACAGTTCGTAATGATTACAGGAATTCTGTGGGTATGGTAGTAGGCTGATGCAATATGATCTGACGCAGCTTTTGAAGCTGAGTAAGGTGATCTAGGATCGTACGGAGTTTTTTCTGTAAACGCATTTTCTGCCCATCCTAGTTCTCCGTAAACTTCATCTGTGGAAACGTGAATGAATTTATAATCCCAAGTAATATAATTCCGAGCGCATTCTAAAAGATTATAGGTTCCCATAACATTTGTTGTTATAAAAGGAGAAGCATCTTTGATTGAATTATCAACGTGACTTTCAGCGGCGAAATGTACTATCGCCGTTGGTTTGTGGTTTTGAATTAGAGTACGGATAGTGTTAGTATCGTTAATATCACAAGGTAAAAATATATATCTCGGATCAACTCTATATTTATCATGATTACGTCTTTCGCCAGCATAAGTGAGTTTGTCGATGTTGACAATTCTTTCTTCTGGATATAGATCTAATAGTCTATGAATAAAATTGGTGCCTATAAATCCACACCCACCAGTCACTAGTACAGTCATAAAACCTCAGTTATACATCCATTCCTAACTTATCATTCAAATTATTTATGCCGTTTTTACTTCTTAGTCCAATCCAATCTTTATATTCTTTAGCGAAATTTACTAAAGAATAAAAATTATAATTTAATGTTTTTCCTGAGAGACTAGAAACAGCATATGCTATTTCTCTATCCTTTAAAACTCTATCGAAAAACATCTGATAGAAATTATATTTAGTGGCTATGTTTTCTGGCGAAGCACTACTTGGTGACGCTTTCTGTAGAATTTTCTCACAGAGGTAAGTTAAATTACCGACAGTAATATCTTTAGCACTTAATCCCTTTATATTTTTTTGCATAATAGAAGAGATTGTTGACTTCTCTATATACGATAAAGCATCTATTTCTGATATTTGAGTTTTCTTATTAAAAGATGTTATTTTACTAGAAATTGTTGACACGGCACTTGCGAAGTCTTCAAGTTTGATACTGTTAGATAAAAATTCTTTTATTGTAACTGATATTCTTCGTTTGTCATTATCTATTAGATCAGATACTGCAGTTATGGGATATAATAATCCTTTACCTGAAGGTGCATTAATTGAGTCTTGGGCAATTATTTTCTGCCCTATTTGATTTTTCTTATCAGTCAGTGAGTTATACCATTTCATAACTTCTTCATTATCTTTGAATGCATCTGTAAATTTAACTGTGTTAGATTTGGGACTTGAGACTTTACTCTTAACACTAATCTTTAGAGAGTTTTCTTCGCTGGCACCACTCGCAGAAATACTAATATAATAATCCAAAAGTGGCATATTAGCCTTTGCGGGAATCATAATCATGATTTTAGATCTAGAGAGATCCATTTTCTTAGGAATGCCTAAAATTTTTCTGGTTTCAGGATCATTAGATTTCATCAAAACTGCCAATTTAATGCTAGTTAAAACTTCAAAAAATTCAGATGGAATTAACTTTTTGTCTGATTCAAACGGAATTGATCTTTTGGTATCTTTTGCTGTTTCTTTTAGAACATTCAATAATTGTTCTTTAATGTTATCTGGTATATTTTGATTTTTTATATGTGTTATAGTATTTTTAACCAGTTGATCTGGTGTCAACCATCTATCGACAATAGAAGGTTCTATATCAGAAGGTTTAAACTTTGCCTCACCTGTCTCCTTAGTTGTTTTACCTTTGACCTCTATGCTAACTCCACTAATTTTAACTGCACCCGTTTTTGTTCCTGATGGTGTGTATTTCGCACCCATATCTTTAAACATTACGGCTATTTCTGATAAAAGTTTCTTTCTATAACTTCTATCGTCTTTATCTACTGTAACTCTTATTTCAGTTCCGTCTACACTGACATTCTTTGTTCCAAATGTTCCTTGTAGATTATCGACTACTTTTTTGAAGTTTTGAGTTGATAGTGGCATTTCAAACCTTTAAACTCTTGAATTTAGATCTACTATCGTTGTTTCTTTGGGGTTGTTCGAACTCTTGCCCAGAATCAGCGATGCTCTTTTGTGCGCTCTGTTCAACATCATATAACTTCATCTTGCTTCTGTCTATACCTAGAGCGAATCTTTTATTTAGCGTTGGATCATTATAGCGATTCTTCAACTGCTTCACCATAATCTGATTTAATGAATCTAATTGCTCATTAGCAACCAAAGCGAACATCAGATCTGCTGTCGCTGGCAAACCAAATGACTCTGAAGTATCTTCTAATCCTGGATCAGAATTACTGAATCCACTTCGAGTCGTTTGAGTAGCAGAAACAACTGCGATCTTAAACTCTACAGCCAAACCTCTAAGTTCTTCCGCAATGGCTTTGATGTATGAATATGAATTCACATTCGCGCCATGCTTTAGACGAGCAGATGAACATATATTCAAATAATCAATAAAAAGAATGTCTGGCTTGAAGTGTTTCTTTAGAGCCAACTCATTTATTAAATTACGAAAATGAATAGAACTTGCTGTAGCAGTAGGATATTCTTTAATGATCAGTTTACCCTTAATGCTCTCTCTGAGTCTGTTAATTTTTCGTTCATAACTTTCTTTGGGAAGATCGGATAAATCATCTAACTTTACGTTGAGCAAGTTGGCGTCTATTCTTTCAGCAATCTTTTCCTCAGACATTTCTAGAGTGATATAGAGGACATTATAATTCTGAGCAAGACATGCTGCAGCATGGTGACACATAAACAAACTCTTACCAACACCA